TTCGCATCGAAGCCAATGTCTTGCTCGGTGTCATCGCTTGACCTTCTCACCCGTATGGCGTTGGTGTCCTCACCTATCGTAAATCGTCTAAGAGAGTAGTAAGCCGTAACGCCTGCGAAGTTGTCCCCGAATTCCATTAGCGGCGTAGCTGGTGAACTTGGGCCAGTGAAAGTTGTCTTTATATAATCCGCCGCCGTTGCTCCTACGTTTAGCATAGCACCCCAGAAGTATATTCTTCGTGTAGCGCCGTCCGCTGCGTTCTGAATCATCATAGTAAACGTGCCGCTATTTGCAGCCGTGAAGGTGAAAGAATAACGTCCAGTCGTTGGGCTCCAAGTAGCCGAAGCTGTGAACGCTGAAGCACCCCCACTACCTCCGACATTGTCATAATAGCGAAGCCTAAAAGGTTGCGTTCCACTTGCTGCCCTTGCCCATACACTAAAGGTGTATTCTGTGCCTGCTACAAGTGTAACATCTTGCCTAATCTTTGCGCTCTTAGACGCTTGAAAATCCAACTGGTCAGCCGTCTGTTCTGTTCCCTCTGGGTTGTTTACCTGGTCAGAGTTTACGGCGTTCATCAAGTCCTGATTCCATCGCCCTACGCCCGTGCTGCCCAATTCCTCAGAGCCCAGCAAAAGGTTAGAAACGCCGCCACCGCTCTTAGACTTATAATAATGGTAGAAGTGGTTCAGATTCATACCGCTAAAGTAAGACCTACCCTCGCCCCCCTAATAGTCTGTCAATAGCCATATTCAGCACCTTGAAACCGAATAGACCAGCAAGCCCCCACATTAGCCACTTAGACCACCAAGGACGATCTTCGTACTTAATGACGGGAGGCAGTTCAATCGTTTCTGTTATCGTTATGGTGTCTGACCTACACTCACCCTCAACCCTCAAAGTGTCGTGAATGCGTCTAATCTTAATTCTAAGGCGTTCTTTCTCGATTGTAATGGTATCTATAGGGAGAGCCACGAAAGTCGTTTCTGTGCGTTCTAAGGGCGTAATAATAACCGTGTCCACCACCTGAACTATTTCGGGTTGGATAATGGTCGGGTCTTTCTGTATTGCTCTTCTTAGGTGGAAGCTTGCAGAACAAGACGTTAAGGCTACTAGACAAATAAGGCTAATGATCGCTAGAACCTTAATAATGTCGGGGGTGGGTTTTGTTATCGTCATCCTGGTTGGCCAGTTTGTGGGAATAGTCCTTCGTCTGTTGAGTCGATAGCTGGTAGGTCACCAATTAGCCCACCTTCTGCATTCGTGTTGTCGGCCATAAGGTCGGGGCCTCTTAGTTGTCCTATGGTTGTAATGTCATCCGTGTTCTCGTTTGCGTCTAGTTCTATCCAGGTCTGCTCCCAAACGTCATCCCGACCAATGAACTTAGACCTAGTGGGGAAGTAGTACGTTGTTCCCGTGGCTCCTATTGGGAAGGGTGCTGACGAAGGAACGACAAGCCCTTGGTAGTTTAGTTCTCCGATGTAGGACATATCGGGCTGTTTTACGGGCTTTTGGTATATGGTGGCGAAGTTGCGAAGCATAAAGCGAACCAATGGCCCGTCAGGAGTTGTCCCACCCTCTGCCCAATCTAAAGAAGGGTTATTCCAGTCCGTCCCGTCCCAGCATTGAAAAGAAGTGTTAGAAGGTACGTTCCCCCTTTGATCTGTTAGGAATATGTCCCCAAGGTCTAGAACGCTAATAGTGGACTTGTCTTGACCCGTAGAAAGTGAGTGCAACAAGTTGTTGACGCCAACCGTAGACATTATCTCCACCCTTGTCCCTTGCTCTGCGGTAGAGATACCAGCGGCAGTAAGTTCAGCGGCAGTTAAAGCGGTTTCGGTGTCTACGTCCGTGTTTTCGGTGTTGTCGGACTTATTCAAAGCTAGGTGTTCAACCTTGACCGTTATAGAGCCTTGACCACCTGAAGGGTGCTGACCTATAACCGTGGGGTCGGGATAGCTTGGGTTAAGCCAATCCATAACGTACCTATTGCGTCCGTAATAGCTATTTTTTGGGAAGGACTGAATAACATTCAACTCACTAGCACCTAACACGCCCCTAGCCGTCCCGTGGTGTGGGTATATGTGCGTTCCCGTTTTAAGGGTGTTGAAGTAATTCGTTTGGCTAACGGTAATCCAACGCTCTGACGTACTCCAGCTATTCATATACTGCAAGGGCTGACCAAAGTGGCTAGAACCGCTCATATGTCTTTGAGGCCCCCAATAGTACGTTTGTGAGTTGTATGTCGTTGTTATTACTATTCTCAGTTCTGCCCATACCTCTTGAGTACTAGCAAGCAAGTTTTCGAACCGATATACACCAGGTGTAAGGCGAAGGGAGAAGATACCCGTTTCATCCGTGGTGAATGTCGTGCTATCTGAATTGTCGCTTAGTAGAACGCTAGGCTGGTTAACATTGTCCTCAAAGTTCTCTTGAACTACCACGGTTTCAACCGCTGGCTTGAAGTTCATTGTTAGGCCATTAAGCTTGTTAGTAGAACTCCCGAAGGCTCTAGCTAGTGTCCTTGTCGTGGTGCTATAGTTAAGGGCCGTGGTGGGGTCATCAGTTAGACTAATTTCGTAGTCCCTTTCAAATACCCGTGTTGCTTGTGATCCAATAGACTTGTACTTGTTTATTGGTGTAATGTCATAAGCCCCGTCAACCATCTTAATCTGACAGAAGAACGGCTTTAGAATACGCTCAACGACTTCCTTCCAAGGTCTGCCTTCGAATAGGTTGGTTCGGTAAAATGCGTTCAAGCCTCCATTCAGCCCACCTATATAACCGCTAGTATTGTAATAGGTATATTGCCCCATTCCAGCCGTTAGCGACTTAAAGAACAAGGGAACCCAAAAGGCTATCCTAGTTTCTGCTAATGTGTCGAACTCTGCGGTATACGTCCTATGACCGTCACTATGCAAAGCAACCGAAGAGGTAAGGAACTTATCTGAGGCCCCTAAGTCTAGCTTGTCTAGTTGCTTCAGCATATGGATTAGAACCGTTGCAAAGTTCCCAGCATCGTAGTTGAAGCCCGTTTCGGGGCCAGCGTCAGGGAAGCCCTGAGAGATTGTATTTAATGCCCCTAGCCCATCCATAGCGGACACCCTAACCAAGTAGGGCTTATGGATAAGGTCAATATTCATCTCGTCCTGATAGATCATACCGAACCAGTATAGTTCTGAGTCCTTGTATAACCTTAGTCCGAATCGGTCTTCTTGTAGGCTTAATAGATCACTAGCTAGGGTTTCCGTGTCGTTGTCGGTGACCATAAACCCGAAGGAACACTTAGACCCTAGAACGGTCTGTATTTCATCCGAACCCCTCCATTCAAGCGTAAACCCATCCCTATCAGCTTCTAACTCTAGTGGGTCACCGTCTGTTGTGTTGTCGTAGTCCGCATCTATTAGGTGCATTTCGTAGGTATCTTCTAAAACGGTAGAGTCAAATTTTACCTTTGCCCTAATTCGTACGTCTGAGATTAAAGCCATTTAGTTGAATCTAGCGGTGCTATTCTGAGTTCTAACCCTTGAGGTTTCCATATCTGCCCCTTTAAGCCCTAAAGTCAAGAAGCCTCCCACTAAGCCGCCTAATGGCCCAGCAAATGAACCCATCTTAGTTGCTAACGCTTGCGTCAGGAGTTCACTAACGATAGCCCCAATAGCATTAGCGAAGATGTCTGAAGCCGCCTCGGTATTTTCTGCCGCTGCTACCAAGCTTTGAGAAAGGATACCAGCCGAACTGCCGAAGTCGAACATTGCTTCATCTGCCTCAAACGTCCGTTCTTGGAGTTGTGATAGGACAAGGTTGGAAGTGTCTTCGTATTGAATCTCAGGCCCCGTAATTCTAGGGCGAACAAACCCACCCGTATCCATTTGCCCCCGAAGACGTAGGTTAAAAGTACCCATCTGCCTTTGGCCTAATTGGGTGGCTTGTCGCATACTCCTTTGAAGTCCCAATTCCTCCATTCTAGCCCTTCTCAGCTTAGAGGCTTCCTCGGTTGCTTTGGCTAGTTCCTTGGCTAGTTCGTCAGCGGACTTCCCAACTTTCTTCCACGGCTCACCCGTGGGGCCGAATACGGGGGGTAATTTAGTGCCTTGGGGTAATGGCCCGACACCTGGAAGACCAGCGGCTCTTCTTTCCATAGCCATAGACTGACCCCTAGCTAATGCTTCAGCCGCCTTCTTAGCATCCCTCTCAATGTTGTCAGCCGCTTCGCTTATCCTTTTTGCACCTCTCTCAAAGAAGCCTATTAGCGCACCTATTCCAGGTGCTTCCCCACCCTTGTACTTCCCAGCCCCATAAGCCCCACTTTTTTCGTCAAGGTCTTTAGACACTTTAATAAAGTCCTCAAGGAAGCTAGTAGCGTCACCCATTGCGTCAATAGCATCTCCCCAAGCATCTGTATTACCAATTGTATTAAGAAGGCTATCCCACTTGTCCCCGAGGTTAGACACCTTACCCCCTAGAGTTTCAGAGATTGCAGCCATTGAACCGCTAACCCCCTCAAGGTTTCCTAGACCCTTAACGTAGTTCTCAATGGCCTTAGTCGTGAAGTCTACCGTTGTGGCTTGCTCCTTAAAGGTGAATGTAACCTTGTCCCCTTCCTTGGAGGCTTTAATGCCGAAGGCCTTGAGGCGTTCGAATTCCCCCGTTGTTGCATCTGCGACTGCTTCTGCTAACTGATCAAACCCTTGACCCACGGAACTAGCCAGATCACCATATTGGCGCATTGACTCCATAGAGGGCTTGAGGCCGTAGTTAGTAAGCTTGACAAAAGCACCCGACAACTCAGCGACACTAAAGGGCGTTCTAGCCGCCATATCCTTAATGTCCAACAAGGCCAACTTAGCCGCACCACTAGAACCAAGGGTATTAGTAAGAACCGCTTCGAACTTCTCAAACTCAGAGCGTACCTCAATGACTGCCCTAGAGAAACCGATTATTGCCTGAACTGAGAAAGCCGCTGCAATCGCTCCCCCGATCTTTTTCATTCCAGCACTCATAGCCGTTTCCGACTTCTGAGCACTTCCCTTAACGGCCCCTTCCATTCTCGCTAAGTCCCTCTTGAGGTCGGAGATGTCAGCGGTTACCTTTACGTTTAGTTCTTCTACGGTCATACGACAAAAGTAGTTTTAGGACTCTCGCCCCTTATTCCACGCTTCTAATACCTTGGCTTGTTCCTCGAAAGAAATAGCTGGTTTCTTGGGGTCACCGTCAATAAGTGGTATCTCTAGGATGTCCTTGGCTTTAACGGGCTTCTTGACGTGTGGGTTAATAAGTGCAGCCATCATATTCCGCCAGCGATCATCTTCCCTAGCCATACGCCTATTGACTCCCTCTAGACGATAGATGAACTCTTTGAATGTGGTATTATAGAAGCGTTCTAACGGCAAAGCCAGGTCACCACACCAAAGGGCTTCAGCCTTGTCGAAGGTTAGTCCGCTACCTCCTTTCCCCCTTCCTTGTTCTCAACCTTGGGTAAGGACTCTAAGAACTCTTTAAGGGCGTTGCCCATTAGTTCGGGGTTGGTCTTAGCGGTTTCCAAGAAATCGTCTTCTGTGACCTCTAACGGCTTCTTAACGGACTTCTTGTAAGCTAGGTGAGATGAGTACATAAAGGAAGCGATACGCTCCCAGTCCTCTAGTTTTAGTTCGTCACCGTTCTCCCTATGGCCCGTGAAGAGTGCTACTATCTCAAATAGGTCAGCCATTGTCTGCTCGAAGGTTTCTAAGCCTCTAAGCTTGCCGTACTCTATAAATGCCCTATTCGTCCAAATGAATTCTTCAATCTTCATAGTAGCTTTCTTATTAGTGCTATTACCCTCTTCCTTATGTTCTCCTTGTTGTTGTGGAATGCTGGTCTTAGATAAGGTCTTGGCCCTCCATTTGGCCCCGTTCCCGTTGGCTTGCCGAACTCTATGTAATTGCGATAATCGGAATTAGTACCAACCTTGAAGCCGTCTTCTACGGGGTCGGTTACGATTGAGTCCTGAAGGTGACCATCTCTTACGGGGACAATCTCCCTAGCGTTGGATTGAATCTCCTTGGCCCCGATGAGTAGTTCACCCATTACCTTCCTATAAACCTCTTTCTTGGCCTTCCTAACCTTCGCTAGTAGCTCCTTATCTTCTACTTCAACTTTAAACACTAGTAGCGGTAAAGGTGACCATTCCAGTTAGATCAGGTGTCGGAAAGCTTTCCACTCGGTACGTTGTGCCCCTCCAGCTAATAGCCTTAATGGACTCGCTCCCCGTTGTGGTTACCTCCTCAGAAGAATAGTCAGTAGCGTCCCTCATTGTAACGACAATAGAAGCGTTTCTAGAGGCATTTGGGTTCTGTTGGGTGTACCCCGTGGATTCAACCCGAACGTCTGCGTACTGCTCTCTAAGTTGCGTTAAAGCGGTTGTGAAGCCCCCTATCTCGTCCGTGGTGTTGGTTTCCGTGTACAAAATTATTAACTCTCTCATCCTTACCTATTTAAAGTTAAGCATAAAAAGAGGTGAATCTCCTATACCCCGACAAGAGGTTTTTAACCGTGAATTCAGTTTCAGACGTGATCGTGCCCTTAATGGTTACCTTCCTTTCGTCATAGAGTTCTGAGGCAATTAACAAGATGGCTTGTTGTATAGCATCGGGTAAAATGGAGGGTGTTGCCGTATAGGTGACTTCTATCTCTTCATAGCCTGTATCGACCGAACTGACCACGAGCGTATCATCTCCCCTAGTTCTACTCGTTAGCGTTGTGCTATCCCCGTTCTCGTCATAGCCCGTGACAACCACACTAGAGTAAGACCCATCCATTAGGGCAATAGGCAGTTCTAGGTGAAGTTTAGAGTTGTTGATCTCGTCCGTGAAGTCTGTTACTACTACCTTAACCCCAATGACCTGGTCGAAGGCGTAACCCGTGTATCTCATAACGTATTCACGAGCGGAAGACAATAGGGCAGATAGTAGGTTCGTTTCCCCAGCGATGTCAGGGATTCTAGCGAATAGCTTTAGTTCGGCTGATGTTACCCCCGTTTGGGCTGAAGTGCTAGTTATCTTAGTGCGTGTTCTCATACCTCTAAAATACGACCACGAGCGTAAGACCTATAAAAAAAGGGGCCGAAGCCCCCTTAATCAAAACCTAAAAACCTATGCGGCTAAGATAAACAAAATTTCTAAACCACAAAAAAGGGGGCCGAAGCCCCCTAGAAGATAAGTCACACGAATTAAGCAGAAGCTTCAATTACGGTAGTGACGTTAGCGAACGTGTCGGTGAAGCAAGCATCCGAATGGAACTTAGCGAAGGCCTCACGCATCTCACCCCGAACCGTAGTTTGGTTGTAAGTTACGTTGTCACCATCTTGCTCGAAGAACCTTACAGAAATGCCCTCACGCTGGAACAACTGCCCTACGTTCTGAGAATCCATTACGAAGAATGAACCAGCCGTTACCGCTGAAGACTCCTGAATTGGAAGACCGAAGATAGTAGGCGTGTTGTCAACGAAGATGACGGGGGCAGTATACTGACCATTAGTGTCACGAGCGTAAGCCAACTGAACTACATCTTGTGGGTTCATAAGGATCGCATCGGGAGCGTAGTCGCTAGCCTTCAGGATTCCGATACCAGCAAGGATACAATCGAACTTAGTCGAAAGACCGTTAGCGATAGCATCCTCAAAAGAACTACCAACCAAATCGGCGTCGCTCTTAGCACCATTGCTCAAACCATACAGGTTAGGGGCCGTTCCGTTACCAGTCAACAACTGAGTGTCCTCAACATTGTAGATTTGGCGTGGGAGTTCGTAAGCCAGGTAAGAAGTGATTCCTTGGAAGTCGGACAACATTTGGTTAGACAGACGCATATAACCAGCGATGGTCTGAGCGTTGTAAGTAACCAAAGCAAAGTCCTTGTCGATTTGAGGCTTAACCGTACCCTCAGCAACGGTAGTAGGCGCACCTTCGCCGCCGCTAACATCGGGGAACTGAACCGCGTCACCGCTCATAGAACCTTGACGGAGTGCATTCCGTACACGGAACTTGCGCTCAACTTCAGGAAGGATAGGCAAATAAGCGTTGTCAACGATCTGAGTAGTAGTAGCAGCGGTAGGCATATCACCAACGGCCTTAACCTTCAGGTCTTCGATGTTGAAACGGCTAGACTCACCCTTAACAAATGAACGGAACCCGTCAGAGTCCATAGCGTTCATAAGAGCCTCTTGAGTAGTCTTAGCGACTGCGTCCTTGTCCTCCATTCCGTTAGCCTTGAGTTCGTTCACACGAGCCTCCAGGTTAGCAATAGAAGCGTTAGACTTCTCCAGTACCTCGTTGAAAGCGTTCAGCTTTTCCTGAGTGTATTCTTTTGATGCTTCCGCACCAGCGTTGATAGCACCATCCAAGTCTTTTTTGATGGCCTCCAACTGTGTTTTGATCTCTTCCACTTTTCTCGTTTTAGGAAGGTTAAACATTAATTGACTTCCACAATTCTAAGACGTTCAACGGCTCATCCTTCGGAGTGTCTTTCAACGGCTCTTTAGTGACAAGTGTATTAATCAACGCTTTGAGTTGCGATAATTCATTTTCAATGGTAACAAATGTAGTGTCGGTAACATTAGCCCCTTTAATAAAGGACTCTAGTACTTCCATTCTGCCCTCTATCTCTTCTAAACTCTTCATTCCTACAAAGGGAGTGTTTTCATTAGCACCAAAGACCACGCTAGAACCCTCCCTTAGTTTGGTTTCGGTGATTTCGTAGCCCTTTAGCTTATTGTTGACATCTCTTATTTCAGAGAACACGAGCGGAACGAAACCTACTGAATGCTCTTTAATTATACC